CCCTGTGGTCCGGCTGGTCCGGCATCCCCTTGCGGCCCCGTGGGTCCGGCTGGACCCGTCGTCCCCGTGGGTCCAGTCTGGCCTTGTGGTCCGGTCGGCCCTGCTGGTCCTTGTGGCCCCGCTGGTCCCGTCTCGCCCTGAGCGCCTGTCGGTCCGGTCGCGCCTGTCGGGCCAGGGTCTCCCTGCGGGCCGGAAGGTCCAATCGAGCCGGATGGGCCATCAGGTCCGGCAGGCCCCTGTGGTCCGGGCGGCCCTGGGATCACACCCACCGTGACCGGTGACGGCTCAACCTGCTCCCACACGACGGGGGCAGGTCCTGTCACCTCGATGGTGACGCTGGAGGCCAAGATCAGGTCAGGCATGCCGAGAGATCGCCCCCGAGGCCAGGACGGTCCCGCCCAGGGTGAGGGACGCCCTGCCGGTCCCGGCCATCGCGGCCGTGACCAACTCGGCCGAGACCTCCCACGTGGCCGTCATGCTGTCTCCCGAGAGCGTGGCGGGCCAGTCGACTCCAGAGACGGTCAGCACCGGGGCGGCGGGCCACGCTGTGGGCACGCCGGCGACGGCATACGTCATCGACATACCGAAGGGATCCGACGCCACCAGATGCACGACGAGCCGGTCAGGCACTCGCCCGAGGGCCACGGTCGCCATTGTCGTCAGGCTTCGTGCGCGCCGGGCGTGCGGGGCTCAGCGAGCCACGCCTGTCCCTGCGCCCAGATGAACAGGGCCGAGAGCAACCCGGCCATGCCGGACACGGACAGCGCGGCCGCCCAGTCGACGTCGGTCAGCCCGATGCCGTTGGCTCCGAGCAGCGCGGCGAGGGACTGGGCGAAGGTGCGGCCGGGCTTCCACCGGCCAAGCGCGGTGAGGGCGCGGGACATGGGTGCTCCTAGAGGTCGTGGTCGGTGTCTTGGTTGCGCCTGTCTCTGGCCTCGGCGCGCGTGATGAACATGGAGAGGACGGCGAGGGCGGCGAGCATGATGAAGAGAAACCCGGCGGTGAGGGCGATCTCAACCACGGCATACCCGCCGGGTGATGAGGACCACCCAGAAGCCGACCGCGAGGACGGCCGACAGGGCAGCCCAGGCGGCATCCCGGATGAGGCTCACGTGCCCACCGTGAGGGTGCCGCCGGTCACGGTGACCGTCCCCGACACGGGTGAAGCGGTCAGCGCGTCCACCTTGGCGGTGAGCGCGTCGATCTTGGCCTCCAGCTCAACGGCCTTGTCGAGCGCCGCCTGTGCGCGCCGGTGGGAGAAATACAGGCGGTCGCCCATGGGAACGCCGTCGATGGTCTTGTCCCAGATGGCGTTGACGTCGGCAGTGGTGAGGGGCATGTTTTCGTCCTCCTGAGTGGTGATGCCTGCGGCGGCGAGGAAGGCGGCCTGGTCGATGGGACCCGGGTCCCAGTGGTCGTTCTCGGGGACGTGGCAGTGACCCCACCAGCCGCCCGTGGCGAGGTACGTCTCCCACGTCTGGCGCACGTTGTCACCAGCGCTCGTGTTGGCGCGGGCCACGAACTGCGGCGTGATCCCCCACGACGCGATGGCGCGCATGAGGGCGCGGAAGTTCGGTCCGGGAGTCCAGTACCGCGTGAATCCGTCTGGCATCGCGCAGAACTCGATCTGAATGCAGACTGTCCCGACCTTGTTGCAGGAGACATCTCGGGTGCCGCGTCGAAGCGCTCGGGCCGAACGGTCCAGCGCGAAGTACTGCCCGAGTCGGTCCGTGGCCCAGTCGTAGAGCACGTGCGGTTCGGCCATCTTGTCCGTCAGGACCCGGTGCGTCGCATCGAACGACCCCGGCCGAGAGACCGTGACGTGACAAATGGCCCGGGCGGGACCGACGCCGGACATGGTGCCCGGCGCGCCGGACGGGGTGAGTTGCTCAGCCTCGGCTATCCATCGCTCAGGCATCAGTCCTCCTCCGTTGCGTTGAGCGCCCGCCGCAGCTCCTCGGCATGCTCCCGGCAGGTCCGGGCACGACCAGCCGCACCAGCAGCCGACGCGAGCCCGTCAAGGGAGCGAGACACTCGACCGGCCGAAGCGGCCTCGGCGTCCCAGCGTCGAGCCAAGTCGGCGAGGCGGGCACGCAGGCCGCCCACGTCAGCCGCCGGCGAATCGCTGCACGACGGCCCATGCGACGGTGCCACCTGTGCCGAGCAGGGCGGCGAGGACCGCGAACCCGAGCCGCTGACCGAGGTCGCGCATCTCCTCAACCTCGGCCTTGAGCGCGTCCACGACCTCCCGGTCCGCCTTGGCAGCCAAGGCGGCCTCCGCGTGCCGGTGTACCTCCTCGTACACGTCGCGACGGACGTACGTGGAGTCGAGCCGGTCATTGAGGCTCCTGAGATCCGTTGCGATGGCGTCAAGGCGCCGGATGACCTCGGCATGTGTCGGCTCGGGGAGAGGTGTGGTCACTGGGCTCACCGGGTGACCACAAACGTGTCGGCGTACGACCGGTTTCCCGCGTCGGCCACATAGCGCGCGGTCAGGGCCGTTGGCGTCGCGGTGATCTCCAGGTGCCCAAACGCAATCCCGCCCGGCGAGTTGGTTCCGCTTGCCGTGGCTGCCCACGCAGGCAGCGGGGAGGCGACGGTTCGGGCGTTGTGCCCGCCGGCGCCGACCGTTGCGAACACCGATCCGGCACCCGCGACGAACGTCCCGTCACGGTCCACGACGACGGGAGCAGTTGCAGTGCCCGTGAGTTGGTGCGACCGCGAGTAGTTGTGGTCATGGCCGGAGAGGATGAGATCCACGGCCTTGCCGAGGAGCATGTCGGTGATCGTCGAGTCCGAGGCGCACCCGTGCGCCCCCACCGTCAGGCAGGGCATATGCATGGACACGATGACCCACCGACCGGCCGCCTTGGCCTCGTCGATCCAGTCCTTCAGCTGTTCCCGCTCCGGCGTTCCGCGCGCGTACGTGCGCGTGCCGGAGGGCAGGGCAATGTTCGGGCTGATCCCGATGAGGCGCATCGCTCCCCGGTCGGCATACCAGTGGCCCTCAGCGTAGGACCCGGACACCGACCACAGGTCAGGGAGGCAGGAGGCGTAGGCGCCGAACACGCCATCCCCGTCCTGAGCCTCATGGTTGCCGGGCAGGAGCTGTGCCCCGGCCGGGATCTTGGCCTTGACGAACGCGCAATATCCGGCCTCGCGGCCGGGGTCGTAAGCCAGGTCGCCGACGATCAGGGACGTTCGAGCGCGAGCCATTCCAGCCAGCACCTGAGCTGCGGCAGGGTCGTCGATCCCCGTGTCGCCAGTCACCGCGAGATCCGGGGTGGTCGTTGACGGGGTGCTCGTCGCGGTCGGCGTGGCCGTGGGCGTCGTGCGTGCGACGAGCCGCAGCTGCACCGCCTCAGCGCGGCGTCCCTGGCCGGTCGTCCCGCAGGTCGCGCCGTCGCGGACCCACGGCAGCCAGCCGAGCGACGCCACGTGGGCGCGGCACTCGACGCTGTAGGCCAGCGCCGACGCGCCGGACAGGCGGACCTGCACGGCCTCCAGTTGCCGGGCTTGGCCAGTCGTCCCCGCCGTGAATGCGGGTCCGACCCATGCCATCCAGCCGATGTTGGCGACGTGGGCGCGGTACTCAATGTCGCCGCCGATGGTGCCCCCGGCGATGCGGAGGGCCTCCATCTGGCGCGCTTGGCCGGTGGTGCCAGCGGTAGCGGGAGACGACACGTCCGGCAGCCAGCCGAGGGACGACACGTGCGCGGAGTAGACCAGCGCGGGTGGGGAGGCCAAGGCCATCGGCACCAGCACCGCGAGCAGCAGGGCGGGGGCAGCGAGAATCGCGGCGAGACGACGCATGATGAATCTCCTTGCTAGAGAGCAGGATTTAGTACGAGACGCGGTATACGTCGAGGGCGCCGGTCCACGCGATGGTTGAGCCGGACGCGTGATAGACCGCGACCGAGATCGTGTCCCCGGAAGCAAGCGGCAGCGTCACCGCGACAGCAGCGCGGTCCTCGCCGGGCGAAGTGAACGGCGTCCGGTAGATACGGCCGGCCGCCGTGATTTGCGCATAGCACCGGCCGCCGAGAGCGGCGCCCGCGTCGAGCGCGACCGTGATCGCGTACAGCCCGCCCATCCCTGCGGGGATGGTCACGGTGCCGGAGGTCGGCGTGAGGAAGCCGTGGGTATCGAGACCCTCGGTGGTCCAGGTGATGGTCGTTTGCGAGCCGGAGCCCACTGACTGCCCAGACGTGCGGGACCACGATCCGCCCGCCCGGACCGGCGACAACAGACGCGCCGTCGACCCGTCCGTGAGGACGTCAACATAGGTCCCCGCGACGGCCGCGCCGTGAGCCGAGATCACCCGCCCTTCGGGCAGCTCCACCCGGCACTGCGCCGGGGTCGGGGCGACGTCGGCCACGATGGTGCCCCGCTCCACCCGCCACAAGGGGCCAGGCTTGAAGAGTGCGGCGATCTCGTCGGCGCTCACCACTGCCTCGCCATCATCCGTACTGACATCGGCTCGGGCGCGCGGTCACGCCCCGCGAGGGTGAGGGTCCAGCCCGCGACCCGGTACGGACCGGACACGGCCGCCTGGGCGCGGCGCAACAGCACGAGGTCGCCATAGGCGAGATCCGGCCTGGCCGGGACGGTGACGCTCACCGACGACTGTGGCTTGCTCCACCGCTGGCCAGACAGAGCAGCCAGCGAGGTAGCGGCGGCGGCCGTTGTGACAGTGGATGATTGGATTCGCATCTCGTAGGTCAACGCCTGCGAGTCAGCGTCGGGGTTGTCCCACACGCCGACGACGGGGGGCGAGACATCCGGAGACGATGACACGACGATGACACGGCGCGGGATCGAGGACGTCCTGATCTCGACGTCCAGATCCGTTACGGGGCAGGAGTGGCCTTCCTGCCAGTCGGCAGCGACCGTCTCCGGGGTCGGCTGACGTGACGCGGTGATGACGCCCCAACGGTCGGTCCTCACGACCATTCCACCGGCTGCGGCGATCTCTCGCCAGTCGTCCGCAGGGTCGCGGTCCCACAAGTCCATGACGGCCGGGAGAGTCGCCGTGGACGGCTCGATCGACAGGGGAAAGCCTGGCGCGACGGCAGCGAATAACGTTGCGAGAGCGTCGGATACGGTCATGCCGCCGACACTGATCACAGCCGCCCCATACCCGCCGCGGCGCGCCACCGCGAGCGGGTCCAGCCCGTCAACGGTGATGGACAGGGAGCCGCTGTCTTTGATCCTCGGGTCGGTGACGCAGAAGGTCCCTACCGGGATCTCTAGCCACGTGCCGCCGTCGAGCACCCGCCACCACACGCGCAGGCGGGTCGCGCTCCGGCCGTCGAGTGTGTCCGCCGACGTCAGCGGGACTAGCGACGGGTCCGACAGCGCGAATGCCGCCGACCATGCCTCCGTGCGGTCGCCGTCATAGTCGATCCGCACGCCGTCCACTGGGACATCCCCGAGCGACTGGCCGGAGACACTGACTGCCTCGACGCGGTAGTCAACGACCCGGAGCGGGTCCGTGACCGCGGACGCCCACGTCACGGCTGCTCAACCCACGACATGGGGATGAGGCGGTGTGGGATAGCCACCTGTGCGAGGCGCTCCCATGAGCGGAGCGTCGTGCGAGCGACCCGCTTCGCTGGGGTCGCGAAGCCACCCTCAGGCGGAAAGACGATCCAGAAGACGGCGTGTGCATCGAGCCATGCCAGCAGCGCGTCACGTTCGGCTGCCGTCGTCGTGACCCACACGACCGTGCCTCGCTCGCCAGCCTCCGGGGTTCGGTCGACGCGGGCCGACGTGGCCCCGAGCCCGTAGGTGACAGAGATGGATTGGACGATCTCGCGGGGGCCGTCGCTCTCCAAGGAGGCATCCAGGTAGACGGACCTGTCGCCGTCGTCCACGACGTAGCACCCGGCGGGGGTCGCGGTGATCGACGCGAGCGCCGACCATGCCGACTGCATCAGCACACCGTCGACAGTGGTCGCTTGGCGGGCACGGAACGAGACGCTGGTCCCGGTCGCAGCAAGCGGCGACGGGATGCCCGCGATGGACGTTCCGGCCGCGACCCGCGTCGTCAGCGGCGTCCAGTTGATGCCGTCGAGCCGCTGCTCGACCTCGACCACGTTCCCCGCCGTGAGCCCGCTCACCGAGACGGTGGGGGGCGTCGTGGCCGACGACGCGGTGACGGTCGGGGTCGCCGGCGGAGTCCACGACACGGTGAATGCGGCCGACGAGAGGGTCCGAGAAACCCCACCCGTCTGCCAGACGGTGACCCAGGCCTTGAGGCTCGCGCCATTAACCCACGGCGTCGACGACGGGGCCGTGTCGGGGCTAACCGTGTTGGCGAGCACTCCCGAGGTCCACAGCGGGGCGACGGTGGGGTCCGTGTCGGCCGCGTTGCAGGTCCAGACCTGATGCGCGGTGAGCACACCAGACCCGGCGGTCGCGGCCCACGTCACGGTGGGCGACAGGTCACCCGCCGGCGATGAGACCGTCACCGACGAGATCGTCGGCGGGGCAATCGGATTCAGCGCCCGCTCGGCGCCGTAGGCGCTCCACCCGTTGGCATCCTGTGTCGCCACAGCCCACGTGTATGCCGCGCCAGCGGTGAGCGCGGCGGCATTGAGCGTGGCGGTTGTGGAGGCCGTCGCGACGGACTGCTCGGTCGTCTGGAGTGCGCCGGCGGCGTCGACATATCGGATCGTCGCGCCAGTCGTCAGGCGCACGCGACGGCCCGTCTGGGCAAAGGACGACTGGTGCTCCCAGCCGAACGTCAGCGCCAACGTCTGGTCGACCGACGCGCCCGCATCCGGGGTCGTGAGGATCGGCACCGAGGGGGCCGAGGCAGGCAAGACCTCGTAGGAGTAGGACGTCGCACCCGAGCCCATCGAGGGGATGGCGGCCCAACCGGCGCCGCTGGCCATCGCGTATGCCGCCTGGTAGTAACCGTTTTCGTCGGTCCACTCGGTGCCGAGGCGGTACGTCGCCGGAGCGATAGACGACGCCGAGCGGGCCGACTCGACGTAGAGATACGAGCCCGCGCCCTGGACCGTCAAGCCATTCTGGGTCGACGTCCGGCCGATGCTCTTGGCCCCAGTGAAAACCTGGAGCTTGACGTGGCTCGCGTTGACGACGAGGGCCGTCGCGACGTCTGCGCTGGTCAGGATCTTCCAGTAGGACTTGTGCCCGCAGGGCGTCCAACCGCTGGTCTGGGGGCCGTTGTTGGGATAGCTCCCGCCGCAGTGGACGAGCGCGAGATCGCCGGCTGCCGACCCTGCGGGCCAGGAGACCGACGTGCCGATGTTGGCAATCGAGCCCTGGGTGTACCCGCGGAGGCCTACGGCCATGTCAGGCCCTCCCCATCGCGGTCACGAGCTGCGCGTGCCCGGCACGCGTGATCGGGTCAATGTTGGTGATCCGGATCGCCAAGCCGTCGAGCCGAGACGCCACCGCGTCACCGATCGACTCAGCGGACGGCCCGACATGAGTTGATGCCGTGGTGAATCCGCGCGGAGCGTCTACCGTCCGGCCAGATTGCAGCGCTTCGAGGAACGGCACACCAAGACGGCGGGTCGCGGCGGCATCCATCACGAACTCTTGGCCGTGCACGACGCCCGCGATGTCCGACTGCGGGATGTTCCCCGTGTACCCGCCGGACGCGAACTGCAGTCGGGCGTTGAGTTGCGCCGACATCGACCCACCGATGCCGTTGATCGCGTTCTTGACCGCCTGCACACCGACAATCGACATGGAGATCGTCACGGGCACGTTGTCCGGGATGTCGTTGAGATTGCTCCCAAGGGTCCGCGCCTGCGTCGCTGCCGCGCGCATCTTGTCCGCCGCGTCCCCCGCCCACTCGAAGCCGGGGATGTTGGACAACGCGTCCAAGAAGCTGGCGATGCCATCAGTCAAGTTGGCGAACCCGTCAAGGATGAACCGCGTCACCGGGGCCAGGACCGAGTTCCACAACCAGCGGAACGCCGCCCCGAACGCGTCAATGCCTGGCTTGATCGCGTTATCCCACAGCCATGTCCAGCCCGTCTTGATGGCCTCCCATGCGGCCGTGACACCGTTGCGGAACCAGTCGACGTTGTTCCACAACCACAGGATCGCGCCGACGAACGCGGCAATGGCGATGATGATCAGGCCGATGGGGTTCGCATTCAGGGCCACGTTCCACGCCCATTGGGCGGCGGTGGCAACGCCCGTTGCGACAGCGCTGCCAATCTGAGCAGCCTTCGCGGCGACCGTCGACGCGGCGTTCTTCACGTTCGCTGCCGACGCGATCTCGGTGATCGCGGCCAGCCCGGTCAACGCGGCGCCTGCCATCGTGATCGCAGGGCCGTACTGCTCCGCTAGGGATGACGCCGCGTTGTCAGTCCACGCCCGGATCTCGCGCATCTTGCCGCCGAAGGAATCCGCGTTCGCCTCAGCGCGACCCTTGAGGGTGTCGGCTAGATTGCCGAGGGCGCCCTCATAGTCGGCGGTCCCGTCGGCGTTCTTGCCGACCTCGATCCCGAACTCCTTGAAAACCTTGGCTGACCCGTTGTGGGCTTTCCCGATCATCGTGGCCGCGTCCGACAGGCTGATCCCCTTGGCAGCCGCGAGATCCTGCGCCATCGCCAGGTCATCCAGCGCCTTCGCCGGGTCCTTCGTGGCGTCGGTCAATCGGGTCAAGGCGTCCTTTACCTCGCCGTCTGTGACGCCGAATCGGACCGACGACTCAACCGCGCCGTCCACACGGTCGGCATAGTCGTCATACGCCTTGCCGGTGTTGGAGATCGCGTTCTCCAGCTTGTTCTGGGCCTCCACGTCACCAGAGGCCATCTGCTGCAACGCGAGCCCAGTCGCCAGGGCGACCCCACCGACCGCACCGATCTTCTTCGCGTTCGTGTCGGCCTTGCCGCCAGCTGCCTCCAGCCCATCGCTGACGCGCCCCAGGATCGTGCCCATGTCCCCGCCGATGGCCCCGCCCATGCGAGACACAGCCCCGGACACGCGAGATGCGGTCGACTCAGCGGCGTCACCAACGCCTTTGACCGTCTTGGATGCGGTCCGGTCCTCGCCGAACAGGAGGTAACGCAGCGTCAGATCAGACACGGTTACTCTCCTTTCGGGACTCAACCCACGCATCGGCGGCGGCAGCGAACAAGACCCAATCCCGCCAGGCCAGGTCCCACACGTTCCACGGACTCAGAGACGGCCAGACGTGACACAGAACAGTTAGCCGCTCACGGACCCCGCCCTCTACGTCAACAGCCAGGGGATTCCGAGAGTGGCGACGGGTCAGGCCCCCCCTGAACCCTTCCGGGACGGGCGGGCCTTCCGAGGGTTTGCGGGCTTGTGGTCCTCCGGGTCGGGGAGCCACTTGAGCCGCTCCGAGTCCAGCGCGGGCAGCCGGTCGAGCGCAGCCTCAAACGTGAGCGCCTCGCCAGAGTCGCGGAAGCTGCGCCACACCGACAGCGCGAGCAGCCACACCGCGGCGGGGTGCCGCTTGCGGTCCTCATCCGTGAGCCCGCGGAGCTCGTTGAGCATGTCCTCGATGTCAGCCCACGTCACGCCCCAGTCGCCCCGTTCGGACTCACGGTTGAACCGCAAGACATCCATGAGCGATAGGCGCGAGATCCCGTCCACCTCATACGTCTTGCCATCGAGCACAAACCTCACGATGCTCCTCCTCTGAGTGAGTCGGCGGCCTCTTGCATGGCGGACTCGACGGCCGACTTGACCTGATCGCGGCCGTCCCAGACAGTGCGCGTGAAGTAGCCAGGACGCCCCATCTGGCGGACTCGCACGGTGCGGCCGAACACCGGGTGACGCCAGCCCTTTTCGGCCTGCCATGCCCCAGCCAGCGGGGCCTTCGCAGTGATCTGCACACCCTGACGAGATGCCCCAGTGAGGATGCCGACCTTCACCGACCCGGCGATCCGGGCGCGCATCCCCGTCGAACGCGGGTGAGCAGAGCGGGTCTCGCCAGGCTTGAGCGCCTCGGCCTTGACGTCCTCCGCGACACCCTTCGCCGCGTCACGGATGCGACGCCGCAACGCAGTCCGGAGTTTCGGCTCGACCTTCGACGACCGCGCGAATAGGGTGCGGAAGTCCTTGGTGTCGACAGTGAACTCGGCCGACCCCGACGACTGGCGGGGCACTCAGAGCGCCGTGTCGGCGGTGCGGCAGACGATCCAGATCGGTTGTGCCGCAGTGAGCCCGTCGAGCCCTGTCCACTTGATGTCCTGCATCGCAAGGTCGGTGGACGCCTTGACGATGTCGCCGTCGAAGCGCACGTCTGGGATGACGATCTGCAAGACGTCGAGCCCCGCCGTGAACGTCTTCACGAGGGTCATGGACGTGTCGTTGACGATCGCATCGCGGAACGCCGCGTCGGCATACTCCGCAACGAGCGACCCGGAAATCTCCCGGATGCCAGCGAACGGCTTCACTTTCCGGCCGCCCCCGCCGCAGTTGTAGCGGTCGGTTTTGAGGTTGTGCTTGATCGTGATGGACCCGGACCTGATCGACGCGACCGGGGTCGCCGCCGAACCGAGCGCCGTCGCAGTCGGAGCCGTCAGCGCCCCGGAGTAGACCGCCCCGTGGGCGAAGGTGAACACGCTCGGGCCGGTCGCATAAGACGGGGCCGTGTAGGCCGCCCCCGTCGTCATGTCCTTCGCGTTCCACGACGTCTTGACCTTGACGTTGTCCGCGTTCGGGCAGTCGATAGTCAGGCTCTCCACCATGCAGCCGGTGAACGTGTAGGCGTCGACCGTGCCATCTGCGCGCGGGATGCCCTTCTGGATCGTCGCTGAGGGCATGGCATCCCCGAGGGTGAACACCTGCTGGTACAGGCCAGCCGAGACGAGGGTCGACGTGCCGGACCCGAGCCCGAGTTGCCACAGCAGCCCGAGGCCCTTGGTCACGGCCTCGATCGTCAGGTCCCCCGAGCCCTCAGCGGACGCGACAACGCGGCGGCCGGAGCGGGCAACTCGGGACCCGACGCGCAGGCCCACCCCCTGCTTGACGTTCTTGACGAAGTTGAATGACTCGTCAAGAAACTCGAACCAGCGGGTCCGCGCGACGGCGGTGCCGTAGACGGACTCGACGCCGAGCCCGACCGAACAGTCCTGGGGGGTAGTCATGACGTGGGCTCCTCAACCTGCGCAGGAGAGGCCATCTCGACGGCCTCGAAGTTGGTGGTCTGCTCCAGCAGCGCGGCCCCGATCGCGGCGGTCACCGTGATCACCTCGCCGGGCTCCAGGCACCCCCGGCCCTCGCCCTCGATGTCGCCCTGACGGCGCAGCAACGGCACGTCCACCCGTCCGAGCGGGTTGATATTGCGGATCTTCACGGCGCGCCTCCAGAGGGCATGACAACGAACCCCGTTGCAGTGCAAGGGGTTACGGGGTTGGTTAGGTCAGGGGTAGATGCGAGCCACGAAGGTCACAGAGAACTGCACGAGCAGCGCAGGGCCAGAGTCAAAGACCGGCATCAGCCACTGCGTATCGCTGCCGAACACGACCTTCTGAAACTGGGGCAGTTCTTGGAACGGGGCGCTGATGAGCCAGCCGCCAATGGCATCGATCACGCCCTCGGCTTGGTCGAGCGCCTCGTCCATGCTCCCGAGTTGGCCGACCTGCACCAGCACCGCGCAGGCCACTTCGCCGGTCTCATCGCGGTTCCGAGTGCCGCCCATCGTCGCGGGCACCTGCCGCGACCGGGCGGACGATGGGTTCGCTTGGGTCTCCGGATCATCAAGCCCGACCCATATCCGAGTGCCAGGCGTTTCGTCATACTCGGCGCCGAGAGTCACGGTCACATCAGCGAAGAGCCCCGCGAAGCCATCCCGGAGCGCCCGCAGGACGGTTGGGACAGCGGAGGCCGTCACGCGGACCCCGGCAGGGTGAACGGGTCGAGAAGCTCACGGACCCGGTTGGGGATCAAGTAGCCGGGCGCGTTGTCCTCGGTCGCCCGGGCCATGGCTCCCAACTGGGGCCGCCACAGGTGACGCACCAGTTCGAGGACGGCCGTGCGGATCGGGGCGGGCATCTCGACCCACCCCGCGGTGTAGACGAGCGTCCACGTCCCCAGCGAGCAGGACGAGTTGGTGACGACCCCGCCGACGCCGATGCGGAAGCCGGTCGTGACGGCGTTGCCGTCGAGATTGGTCGCGGACGTGACAGCGGTCGTCGTCGTCGGAAGGACGAACGACGGCCCACCGAGCGTGATGGTCGACTGCGAGGCTGACACGAGCGGCCCGACCCGCTGGGAGACCATCGACTCGGCCGTGTCGATGAGGCCCTGCAACACGGTTGGGTCCACGTTGGTTGTGGTCGCCGACGTGCGCAAGTAGGCCATCGCCTCGTCCTGGAGGATGACGGACACGGGTCAGCGCTGACGGGTCGAGCGCTTCGGGGCCTCGGCCTGCTCGGGCGCGAACGCCGCGATCTGGGCGTCGACCTGCTTGGCGCGCTCGGGAAGGCCGCGACGTTCGTAGCCGTCACGCTCGGCCCGCAGGGCAGCGATGTGCGCGGCACGCTGCTCGGCGGCAGTTTCGGCCTCGGTCTGGGCAGGGGTGCTGTCGGTCTGGAACATGAGTTGGGTCCTCTCGGGTCAGCCCAGCCCCAGCACCGAACGGGGCGCTGGGGCTGGGCTGTGGTCGATCAGAAGGTCGGCTGGATCAGGCCCGTGCCGGAGATGACCGAGATCGACTTGGGCGAGCGCTCGGACATGACGGCCGCGTAGGCGTAGAGCCGGAACACGACCTGGGCCTCCTTGGCCTTCGTCTCCCGGAACGCCTCGGCCTTGCGGGAGCCCTCGTAGAGGGTCACGTCCTCGGGCCGGATCACGATGATCCGGTCCTCGTTGACGCCCGCGCCGAGGTTGGCCGGGATGTTCGGGTCGAGGAAGATCGGCAGCGACAGACCGCGCAGCTTGCCGGCCAGCCCCTCCGGGATCGCGCCGTCAGTCTGCGCGAGCAGCGGGATCGCCGACGCGATGTCGTCCGAGACGAACGGACGGTTGTTGGCGTCCAGCGCCGCCTGGAACCACGCCCACCGGGTCGGGGTCATGTAGACCTCACGAGCGGGCTTGAAGCGCGCCGTGTGGATCTGACGGGCGGCGTCGACCAACTTCGGCCAGACCTCGGGGACGGTCGGGGTCGCGTCGGTGTAGGTCACCGCGTTGACGCCCGTGACGTTGAGCAGGCCTCGCTTGTTCGTCGCGTTGTTGTTGATGACGAACAGGTCGATCCGCTGGGCGTAGTCATCGGCCAGGTCGCCGAGGACCAGTTCGTCGATGTTGATCGGCGACTGCTCGACCAACTGCAGGCTGACGGTCTGGACGCCACCGATGGTGGCGACAGCCGACGTGACCGAGGCGGACGTCATGTCCGTCTCGGACAGGGCCGTGCCCTGCGTGGCCTGCTCGGCGGTGCTGGATCCACCCGTCACGCGGGGGAGCGAGATGGAGTCCGTGCCGGTCGGGAGCGGGGTGTTGCGGACCCGGTTGGCGATGACGCGACCCGGGCGGGCCAGCTTCTCGAACTCGTTGACCAGCCAGATGGGCGGGACGAACTCGCCGCCTGCGCCGTCCGTGGTGCTCAGCGCGCGGGCTGCGTAGGCGACCTGCTCGTCGTTGCGCCGCAGACGGTCGGCCGACTCACGCCGCCCGTAACTCGTGGCCATCCACAGGTCGCGGAAGTAGGAGTGCTCACCGCCGCGACGGTAGACCTCGGGCTCGTCGCCGACCCGGACGCCTGCACGAACAGTGGCGGTCGGGGTGATCTGGCGGGCGAGGGCGTCGGCGGCATCGTCGCGGGCCTTCTCGGCCTCCAGTTCGACGACGCGCTCCTTGGCCTGCTCGATCTGCGGGTCGAAGGCGTCGCGGGCTGCGATGGCCGCCTTCACCTGCTCGTCGGTGACGGATGCCGAGTCGGCCTCCAGGGACTCGCGCATCTTCACCAGCGCGTCGGTGTGCTCCTGCCGCTTGGACAGCAGGCCGCTCAGTCGCTCGCGCGCCTGGGCGATCAGGTCGTCGAGAGTCATCTCGGCGTTCTCGCTTTCTGTGAGTGTGATCGGTTGGCGCCGTGCCACTGGTCTGGTGTGCCGCTCTGGCCTCAGCGAGGCGGCAGTGACGAGCGAGGACATGGCGAATGCCCGAGGCGCGTCCGCGCTCGGGTGGTCTGTGGGGTGGGGGCTAGCGGTCGGTTGCCAGTGCGAGGCGAGAGAGCGCCTCAGCCCGTGACGGCGCGGCCCGCAAGGAAGCGCTCGTCGCTGGGTTCGCGCCGTAGCCGACGATCGCGACGTCCCCTCGATGGATGTCGAACTGGTCGATCCGGTACTCGGAGTAATCAGGGGACCAGTGACCGGCTGTGATGCGGAACATGAACGACATCTCGTCGATCAGACCGGCGCGCAACTTCGGGGCGATGTACGCGACATCAGCGTCCTCGGGATCGAGGCTCGGGGCTAGCGCCCGGAGCCCGTGCTCGTCCTGGGTGAGCGTCAACGACCCGTTGGTGGTCCGAGCGATCCGGCGAAGCGAGTCGTGTTGCAGCACGAGAGGCACATCGAGGTCCGCGCGGTTCAGACTGTCCGTCGCGGCACCCGCCGACACGACCTCGGTGTACGGCCCGAAGAAGTCATACATCTCGTAGGGCTGCTCGTAGACGCTGGCGTACCCGTCGAACTCCACGCCAGTCCCGTCCGCTCCGGTGGCTCGCAGGGTGAGCGCTGAGCGGAACGCAACGCGCGGAAGGTCCGCACCGTCGCCAAGCTCCGACGCGCGCCGCTGTGTTGGGCGGTGAGAGCGCTGGGTCACTCCAGCCGCTCGGGCCTCGGCAGCGCGCATGATGGCATCGGTCATGCCGGGACTCCTGTCTTGGTGCCGGGAGACGGGGCCGTCCCCTCGATCTGGTGCGTCTTGGCGATCTGCTCATCGGTGAGCGGCGGCAGTTCGAGAAGCGCACGCGCCTCGTCGTGGGTGTAGACGTGACCCTCGACACCGGTCGCGAGAACCTCCAACTTGCCCTTGGCGTCCATGCGCAACATGGCGTCGGTGTTGGCCCGGATATACCGAGGGTTAGCGACGAAATGCCGAGAGAACTTCGCCTCACGGCGGGCAATCGCCGGACCGAGGTTGACCGTCAGTAGTTGGAGGTTGCGCTGGTTGACGTTCGCGTAGGTGATCGATCCAGTGCTTGACTCGGCGTCGATCATGTCGCCAGGAACGCCGATGAACCGGCAGATGTCCGAGACGCTGTACTTCATCGCGTCGATGAACTTGGCGTCTGACGCAGCGGCGGCAGAGGGTGTGTACTCCCAGTCGTTGCCGGTGACGAAGATGTCCCTGCGGCTGATGGCTGCGCGGAACCGCTCCTTGGCCGTGCGAGCCTCGTCTGGGGCTAGCACCTTGGCGCGGTTGCGCAGGACGCCGGCCGGGCTCGCCCCGGACTGGAACCAATCGAGGGCGAACTGCTGGGCCGACAGGTAATGCCCCGTCGCCCATGCGGCGTGTGCGATCGGCGACAACCCGAGCGGAATGCCGGGAACGACGTACTGACGCTCGTGCCAGACCGACGCCTTCGGCTGCGGGACACCCTTGTGCTGGTACTCCCACGCGCCGCTGGCGGATCCCACGACCGACCACTCGGACGTGTCCGTCAGTTCAACCTGGGCAGGACGGCCAGCGCCGTCAACCGCCGCGATGTGGCCGAAGACGTTGCCGAAGCGGTCGATGTCGAACTGAGTGGCGTACATCCACTCGTTCCACAACCATCCGGCCGAAGGGTCGATGAGCATCGGTGGCTTCGGGACTTCGATGGCGCGACCGCCAACCTCCCGATACGGCTTCCACGGCAGCGTCGAGATCAGGTCGGACCGCAGGCGCAGGGCCGCCCACATCGCCCCAACCCGAAGGCTTGACTTCGCGGTCGCCGCGCCAAGACGGCCAGCCTCAGAGTTGAGCGGCGGGCGGAACGCGTCGAGGTCAGCCGAGCGCCGGAAGAGGATGCTCACCGGGCCAACCGCCACGACAGCAGGAGACACGCCGCGCCCGCCACCAGGAAGGCGGCGGGCCACCACACCAGGGCAGCGAACGCGACGATGAGGGCGATGCCCAGGAGGTCGAGCAGGGTTGTCAGCACTGCGGCCTCCCAGTCAGTAGATCGAGTCGAGCGGGTCATAAGTGGGGGACTGCTCCAGCAGCCACAGCGCCCGCGCCACCGCGGCGACCGGGCCAACCTCTGGCGCGTCGCGCAGGCCGAACGCCCGCTCCCCGCTTGTCGTTTGGGGCCGCCACTTAGCGGCCTTGACCCCGTCGTTGAGCGCGGACTGATTGCCGTGCCGCACCGACGAGTCCTTGATCGCGTCCTCAACGAGCCCGCACGCCGCCGCGAACTCGGTGCCGTTGACCGGCTCGAACGGGACGCCCTCGCGCTCGAAGTCATCGCCGAATGCCGAAGACGCGACGGTGCCGCCCCACTCGCCAGTCAGCCGCTTGCACTCGGAGACCGCGCTGTATGCCGCGACCGGACGCCCCTCGTTGGCGAGCATCACCTGAGTGGCCCCGTCATCGCGCGTCCACGCCACGGCAATCCACACGTCACGGTCGCCGGTCAGGTCGACGCCGAACACGACGTCACTTCCGCGCTCCGCGTGCGGGTCAGCGAGGGTGAGCCAACGGGCATGCGAGAGAGCGCCGCCCGTGACATCCGGGTCCCAGATGCCCCGACCCTCGCGGTTCCACGAGTCGGGGTCCTTGAGGTTCTTCCGCAACCGCTGCAACGACTCCAGCGGAGTGCGCAGCGGGAACGACGGATTCATGAGCGGGAACTGCGACTGGTCGTTCGGGTCAGACTCGGGGTCTGCGCCGATCTCGATCCAGATCGCGTCGTGCGCCTCGCCAGCCTGCGCATCCGAGCGCCGCAACCGGAACTCGCTCGACGGGTCAGACTTGCGCGGCGGGGTGCCCATGAACAGCAGCAGCGCACCGTGGATGTGGCGCGCCTGGTTGGTCGCGGCGACCATGTCCTCAAGCGCCTTGGTGTCGAGGATCTGGGCCTCATCGAATACCTCGATGTCGATCTCGTCGAAGCCACGCCCAAAGCCCTGGGCTCGCGCGCCGAACATGATCGTCGAGCCGTTCGAGAACTCGACCTGCTGCTCGCCGTTTGCCGACCGGATCGACCGCACCAGCGGCGCGACCTTCTTGCGCCGGCAGATGCCGCGCAACGTCGTGAACGTCTTGGTCGACGTGCGCAGATGGTGCGCGGTCCAAACGACCTGTAGCCCAGGGAACAGGATGCAGAGGATGACGATCATGGCCAGGACGAAGTACGTCTTGCCGACCTGCCGAGGGATCGACATACCGACCCCGCCGACCGTCGCTACGTAGCGCCCATCCGCGCCATAGCCGAGGATGACCGTCCCCGCCTGCTGCTGCCACCAGTCGAAGCCAAGCCCGAGCTCACGGCCCTTCGCCTCAACACGAGGCCAGACGGTGCGGACTATTCCATCTGGGTAGGTGAACGTCCGCGCGTACTCAGACAGCCGAGGCGTCAAACTCTCCGTCTTCGACCTCTGCGTCATCGTCCCCGTCCTGCTCGTGGGCGGCGTCGATTGCCTCGATGTCTCGGACGACCTCAATCAGTCGCTTGGTCAGCGCAGCGAGGTCGCGCGCCGGAGTGTTCAGGTCATCGACCTGCTTCGCGATCCGTGAGCGCATCGCCACGAGCAAGTCACGAGCAGAGCCGGACTCGGCAGCCTGCGCGATGGTCTTCGGCGCGTCCTTCTTGGCCCGCTCTCCGGGAGCGACGGGGCGAAGGCGAGGAGTCGCCACGGGGACCCCCTTTGGTGGAAAAACCCGGAGAGAGATTTTTGTCGGCTGCGGGGTCGTGGGGCTGTCCCGCTTAAGAATCCGACCCCCCTACCAGGCGAGGGTCGTCACGTCTGTGGTCGGCTTGCGCATCGCGTTGCCACGCTTGGCCGCTTCGCTCTCGTTGCACCGTGCGTGCCCTGGTCCGATGATCTGGGTGCCGCTCGGGTCGTGGCAGACGTGCCAGTCGTCGGGGCCGGAGCCTGGCGGTATCTCGCGGCTCGGCATCAGGCAGATGGGCTCAGCACACAAGCCTTGCCCTGCGTCGATGAGACGCTGCAGTTGGGCTCTGACCTTGCGGTGCTCATGGCCGTACTTGCTGGCCACACGCCCCCCTGACAGCAGGAAGCCCGGCGCTAGGCCGGGCTGTGGGGCTGTGGACATAGTTCGTCCGCCTGCATCGGAGTGTGACACATCAAGATTCTTGACGTCAAGATTCTCGACGCCCTCAGCGTGTCGTCGGGGGCGACACGCCCGCGCCGTGCACCGGCGCAACGTGTCCGAGGTGCTAACGTAGGTCGCAGCAAGTCGCACATGCATACGTGGTCAGGCCACGAATCACTCTGTCCTCCGGTCCCGGTCAGCGCTGGGGCTCTCGTCATCCTGCCCTCCTGCGCGCGTCCTCTCCGATGAGGTCGAGCACGTCACCAACCCGATACAGCGGCCTCGCCCCGATGTGCCCGTGCGCAACGATTCGCCCACGAGATGCCCACTTGCGCACCGTCTCGGCAGTCACAGCGGCACCCAATCCAGTCACGGCCCGTGCCAACTCCGACGCCGGCACGAGACGGTCCTCACTCGCCTGGAGCAACCACGCGCGACGTGCCTCCATGGGGTATTCGAGGTTGCACGGCGCGCACAACGCGAAGGCAGCGGCTGGTGCGGCATACATGTCCCGCCCGCACACATCGCACGGACCGGCATACCGCTGCTCGGCTCCGGCGTCGACAGCATTGCGGATCGTCACGCATGCGTGGATCAGCTCGTCGTACGCCTGCTCGGCCTCTTGCCGGTGCATGAGCCAGTTCGTGTGTCGGGCCAGGTAGGTCAGGGCCTCAAGCAAGGTCTGTCCTTTCAGTGGTGGTGGCCGCACCCGCACATGAGCACGGGCAGCATCGGCAGGTCGGAGTAGGGGCAGCGCGCCACGTCGGCGTCGTCGGCAAGGTGTTGTGGTGGTGCGTCGAGCAGCAGACGGGCGGTTGCTGCGGCGGGGATCTCTTCACCCCGACACTCTGCGATGTGCCGCGCCCACGTCGTGATGGTGTTGCCGGCGTCGTCTTTGGCGGCGATATCCCCGAGGCGCAATGGTCCTCGGTCCTCGTGAGCGAGCGGCGGCTCATCCCGCCACCGCGCCTGCGCCTGGGACACGGACCGAGCGATCGCGTAGCACGTCTCGTGGTCGCAGGAGTAGTCGGCGCAGCGTGGGCCGATCAGGACGGTCAAGTCAGGCTTGGGCGGTGATTGCCGAGCGCTCACGTGACCCTGGCCCGCGAGACTGTCCTCAAGGTCACGCCATAGTCGCGCGGCTCGCAGGAGTTGGGTGGCGAGGCTCCGCGCACACCTGTGGCAGACGTATGCCGTGTCTGCGATCGGATGGTCACAGATGGGGCACGGGTTGGTGGCTGCGCTCATCGCTTCCTCCGTGCTCGTCGCTTCCGGTCCCACACGGCCCATGCTCTGCTCGCCAGGATCGGCTCTGCTTGCTCGGTCGTGATCCAGCACCCGCATGGCCAGAGCACCACGTAGGTCCCCGTCACCTGCTCCCAGTCCGTGATGGGTATGCCGCATCCGGGGCAGTGGGTGGCCCGGTCAGGCATTGGACACCTCCGTGCACACGAGGACGCGCTCCCGCCACGGACCGACTACGCGGAAACGGAGCGGCTCACACATCCACTGCACCTCGCGCCCGAACCCATCGAGGGGACGGCAGCCCAGCCAGCACCGGACGCGAGGGCTCGGTGGGGGTGAGGTCCCGCAGACACGCGAGGACGGCTCGCGCGACCTCCGTGGCGACGTGCCGTGAGTGCAACTCCCCGTTCGGCTTGGGTGGACGCCACCCGCAGGAGCAGATTGGGTCGCCGGGGCGGTAGGACATCTCGCCGGCGGGGACGGCGTAGCGGTGCTGCTCGATGGTCTCGTGGATGGTGGTGGTCAGGTCAGCCATTGGCGTCTGCCTTCCGCTCGGCATTGCGCGCCGTCCACCAGGCGTCCAGTTCGGCGGCATACCGCTCGGGCGTCATGTCGGGGTTGTGGTGCGCATGCTCACCCGGCGCGGCACAGTTGCCGACGTCGGCGAAGCACCCGTGCACGTGTAGGTCCGACGTGCACTCGGAATCACCAGAGCAAACGTCGACCCACCCGCTTGCCTCGCACGCGAGGCACGACGCCGCGTCCATCACTCGCCCCCCTCGGCCAGGAGGGCGCGGAGCATGTCGCCCGCGTGCTGCATCCCCTCCGTGTGATCGCAGCCCCAGGTGGTGGAACCCTCGTCGGCGTAGTAGGCATGGCATGCGGGGCAGGTGTCCGACTGCATCTCAGCGGCCAGCGCCTCGATGCCCGCCCGCAGCCGGGACGCCTTGGCCAGCACGCCCGCCGCCTCAGCAGCCAGCGACGTTGGCGTGTGGTCGCCGGTCGTGCTCAGGTGAGGCCAACCATCCAGCGGCAGGCCAGACGGTCGGTAACCCAGCGCCTCGGCGATAATCTCGGTGACGTCGTTCATCTCTCGCCGGATGCCGTCGAGCTCGCGGCGGATGCGCAGCACCTCGCGCCAGTGCTTGGCCTGCACGTCCTGGCGTCGATCCTCGGACTCCAGCGCATCGAGGTCGGCGGTCGCGCGGTTGGCGCGCATCTCGGCTGCCTCGCGCTTGGCGATCTCGGTCTCCAGCAGTGCGGCGGACACGGTGGCCTCCTCCGCCAGCCGTGCGACCTCGGCCTCTGCCTTCTCGGCGCGGGGACGCAGCGCTAGCACCATCTCGTCGCGGCAGTCCGGGTCGTCGATGTCGTCGGGCAGCCCGGACGCCTCTTGCAGGACGCGACGGGTGGTCTCGAAAGCGCGCGTCGCGACGACCCGCATGCCCCGGGCCCCGTCACGCTCGGCCGTCAGCCGGTCGACGTCGGCCAGTAGCGCCTCGATGCCAGCCCGCAGCCGCGCGTTCTCGGCCTTCAGCGCGGCGGCGGCCCCACGGAGCTCCCCGACCAACTCGTGCAGCCGAGCGACCTCGCGCTCAAGCCGGTCAGCGTCGCCCATCAGCGCGGCCTTCTCGGCCAGCAGGGTGGGGACGCGGGAGGCCTCGTCGTCGTAGCCCAGCGTCACGACATCCCGCGCGGGCGGGGAAGGGCGAACGTCCGACGCATCGGGCAGCGGAGCGGTCTCTAGGTGAGGCACGGCACTGAGGGCGATGACAGGCAGGCACGGGCACGTGATGCCGAGCCCGAGGATGTGCTCGCCGTGCTCCAACTTGCGGTGGTGGATCGCGAGCGCGCCTAGGTGCTCGGTGAACGCCTCGCTGATGTCCGGCCCTGTCGCGCCCTCAGGGCCTCGCAGCCCCTCGGCTGCCCTGGGAGACCCGTCCGGGCTCTGCGTCGCCCCTGGGTGGCGCGGCGCGATGGATTCGGGGCGTTCCGTGGCGTCGCTGGCCCGGCACCCGCAGTCGTCGGGGCACTCCGGCCCGCACTCGTGGCAGCCGACGTACTCGGACATCCCGGCGTAGGTCACCCCGGTCGGCTCCATTCCGGAGCCGCCGCAGCCCGGGCAGCGGTCGGTCGTGGCGGTCATGCCGTCACGTCCTCGGCCTCGACGGGAACGGACGCCCGGAGCAGCGGGTGATCCTCGGCATACTCCAGGGCGACCTCCGCCACCCCGAGCGCGTGCTTGGCCTGGGCCAGTTCGTCCTCGGCACGGGAGACGCGCTCCATCGCCCGCTCGACCTTCCGTGTTGCGGTGTCGAGCGCGTCCTGCGCCATCTGGGTGGGGGTGCGTCGTGCCATGGTCGTGTCCTCTCGGTTGGTGGTCATGCGCTGGCGGCGCGCAGACGGGCGCGCCGTGCTTTGGTCTCGCGGGTGGCCCGGCACTGCGGGCAGGATTGGTCGATCGGGACGCGCGTCCCGCAAGCGACGCACGTCGCACTGACGGGCTCGGTCGCCTCTCGGGTCGCAGCGAACAGCCGGCCTTGCCCCTCCACAGTCAGGGCCGGACGCTCGGGGCGGAAGGTGGTGAACCGCTCGACGGTGAGCGCGTCGAGCAGGGCTTGGCGTGCCTCGGCGGGGGTCATCAGGAATGCCCCGGGTGGTCGCGGAATGCTCATCGCAGGCCCCTCGCGCGTCGCCCGAAGCCGCGCATCCACGCCTCACGGGCGGCAGCAACGGTGAACTCACAGGCCGCGAACGCCTCGGACTGCGAGCGATAGCCGTCGTCGCCAGCGACTCGGACGTGCCCTCCGCCCGTCTCGGACGTGACCTCGAACTCCCACGTCGTGTAGGTGCGACCGAAGCGGACCTTCCTGTCCGCCATCCAGACGCGGCCCCTGACGTGCATGGCTGTTGCGCGCATGAAGGCGTCGGGGAGGTTGGGCACGATGCGGCTCGGGGTGACGGTGACGGTCCACGATTCGTCGGTCCAGGTGTGCAGCACTTCGCGCTTCATGCGCCTCTCCTCTCGGCTGCCCGCGCGGCCTTCACGGCGGGCGGTTCGTAACGGGGTGCCTTGGCCAGCGCCTCACGGACGGCGGCGACCCCGGCGTCGTGGTCGACCTCGCCACGTCGGGAGTCGCAGGCAGGGCAGCGGGCAGCGGGGTGCTCGGGGTGCTCGGGGCAGCGGGTGACGACGACGCTCACGGTCGGCCCACCCTCGGCGGGTGCGCGCCAGTGGGCGCCGGGCTGGGCGAGCATCCCGGGGTTGCGCAGTTTCAGGTTGCCGGCGAGGCGGCAGGCAGCGGCGGCGACCTCGGCGGGCGTCCCGTGGGCCTGAGCCGCGCGGAGGGCGGCGACGATGCCGGGGTGATCCCAGTCGGGGCGCAACTGCTGCACGGCGGTGGCGATGGCGACCTCTTGGGCGCGGGTCATCATCGGAGCACCTGCACGATGCGGGCGGGCGGGGGGAGCCATGGCGCGTGCAGCGCTCCGACCGCGTTGATCTCCTCGAAGTGCTTGCGGCAGATCATCATTCGGCGGCGAAGTTCGGGGCACTCAGCGGCAGCCCATTCCGCGAGTTCAGCGAGGTAGTCGGCGGACTCCCCGGTTGCGGTCAGGTCTTCGCACGGCACCTCGGGCTCGAAGTCCAGGTGCTCGATTGCCGTCAGGCTCATCATGGCGTCGGGGGTGGTGACCGGGCTGGGAGCGACGATGGGCGCGGAGTCGCGCGCGCCTCGCGTTACCTGGGTGACGCCATGATGAGAAGGCGACCACCGATGTAGTTGCAGAAGGGCCGGATCGGATCGGATCGGATCGGATCGGGTAATAGGGCCGTGAGTCACACCGAACGTTCGCCCGATGTCACGCGTGACATACGCCGTGACCTTCATTCCTTCTCACTCTCCTTCTTCCCCTCGCGCAATCGGCGTCGGGACTCGCGCTGCCGCTCTCGGGCGCGCTCTCGGTCGCGCTCGATCTCGTCGGCTGATGGTTGGTAGTCGTGCCAGTCGTGGAACTGATAGCCGCGCTCTCCGTCGCGTTCTGACTCGGACCAAAGGCCAACGGACACAAGGCGTTCCGCTGCCTTGGTGCCACCTCGCCAAGACGCAACGAACCACTCGGGAACGAAACCGTCCGTCTTGTAGGCCATGCTGTGAGACCCGCTCATGTCCCATAGCCCGAGCGCGGATAGGCCTGCGCGTCGGGCCTTCGGGTGCCCGTGCATCTGGTCGTCAGTGCGAAAGAACGGCATTGCGCCCCTCCGCTCGTAGGGTCGGCTCGACAGACAGGCAGTCGATGCAGTAGCGGGTGCTTCTCCCGGACTTCTTGACGCGCCAGATGCCGCAACGGAGGCACTGGTAGCGCTCCGGGTCGCGTGTCTCGGGGCGGATGGTGGCGAGGAGTCTCATGCGCCCTCCCCGAAGTCGAGGACGCCTTGGGACAGCCGGCGCGCGGCAATCTCCGCGTAGCGCTCTTCAAGCTCCACGCCGATGGCCTTGCGCCCGAGGGCCTTGGCCGCGACGAGCGTCGAGCCGGACCCGGCGAACGGGTCAAGGATGGTCGCTCCGGTCCGCGAACTCACGGCGATCATGTGCTCCAGCATGGGTAGCGGCTTCTCGCACGGGTGCTTACCGGGCGACGGCATGACGGGCGGGAAGTTCCATACGTCGGTGGAGTGGGATCGGCTGGTGATGTTGAACGGGCGCCGGAGGTCCTCGTACTCGCGCCGGAGGTCCTCGTACTCGCGCCGGAGGTCCTCGTACTCGCGCCGGAGGTGGCCGCCGCTCCGGCTATTGAACAGCTCCTGGAGTTGGCGATAGACAGTCTCTGTCGGCAGCGCCCATTGGGAGGCGCCGAAGTAGTGCCCGGCCATTCCGTTGGTGCCTAGGTGTACGTCGACCTCGCGGTTGGTGAACCCTGCCGCGTCCCGTTCTGCCACGAGATAGGCGCGGATCGGTTCAAAGACGCCGGCGTGGAGTTTCGCGCAGGCGTCGTTCCAGCCCGAGCCGCGTAGTGCGGACCCGTCGGCGCCGTACTGCTCGGCGAAGACGATGCCCTCCCATGGCGTCAGGAACGAGCGCAGCGACGCCAGCTCGGCCTTCTGATGCCAGCCCGCGTCCTTCAGCCAGCGGACGCTGTTGAGCACTCGGAAACGCTCGCCCACCAGCCGCTCGACAGATGAAGTCATGGCGGGAGATGCAAAGACCCAGACCGACCCATTCGGGGCGATCAGCGGTTTGGCCGTGTCGATGAAACCGCCCATCCATGCCAGGAACTCGGACGCCTTCGCCCACTGGTTGTCCCACTCATCCAGCTTCACCTTGAAGTAAGGCGGGTCGGTGAGGAGCACGTCAGCCACAACGTCGAGGGCTGGTAGCACGTCGAGGCAGTCGCCGTGGTAGAGCGTCACCGACTCGTCGGCGTAGTAGGGCTTCATGCTCGCCCCATCTCTGCCGCAGCCGCCCGCAGCACCCCGACCGGGACCACGTAGAGCCCCAGCCAGACGCCCATGTCGTCGCTGACAGGCACGGTGACCTCGGTGTCCAGCCACTTGAGGACCCGCTCGACGGCGCGGCGGGAGTAGGTGGCTCGGATGGGGCCGAGAGCGATGACGCAGGACGTGGGGCCGGCGTCGTAGAGGGTGGCGGTCACGAGGGCTCACCCGCGTTCGCCAGTTCCAGCAGCACGTCGGCGTGACACGGAAGGTCGGGCGCACACCAACAGGACAAGTCCTTGCCACGGAGTTCGGCGCGGATCACCTCGGTGGTGACGGTGCGAAGGGTTCCCGTGTGGGCCTTCCCGGTCCAGTACGTGAGCAGGTGCCCACCGTTCGACGGGTACGCGCCGAGCATCCCCCGGTCGGGGTCAAGGATCGTGCGCCGGTACATCCTGACCAGTTCGCCGCGGGTTGCGTACCGGACCCGGTAGTCGGTGACCGTCCCGTCTGGCCCGTAGTAGGGATGGGTCGCTCCGTGGGCGGAGATCCGGCCCTCGTACTCCCACTCTTCGGGGGATTCCGGCCGGTATCTGACCAGGCCCTGGGGAGTCCGGTACTCGAACGGGTTGCCGAACTTCGACCCCCGCCCGACGTAGACCGCACCCTCGGGCATCCGCCAGCCCTTGGTGCGCTTGCGCTGGATCCGCTGCGGGCTCATGAGGCACCGCCCGGTCGCCAGCCGAGCCCGATGACGACCTCGCACACACGCGCCGTCGCGAACAGGTCGTCATCGAGGCGTCGGGCCATGGAGGCGAACAGGTCGACGAACGGCTGCATGGGGTACGAGCGCTCGTCGATCATCTCGGCGTAGGCGTGCAACGCGTTGACGAGGGCCTTGCGGGTGGCGCACGCGATGATCTCGCTGGGTATGTTTGCGTGGACGTTCTGGTCGCCGCAGGTGGGGCAGGTCTTCTCAGCCACGGTCCTCACCGCCCACGGGCAGCGTGTCGGCCTCGGTCGTGGCGGCGCTCTTGGCCTGCGCATCGAGTTCGGCGACGCGCGCCTCGATGGCTGGGCGCAGGTCCGTGTGAGCGCGCCACATGGCCGTGAGCGCGTCCCGGTCGGAACACGCGATGACGTCTGCCTCTGTCGGCGTCGACTCTTCCTTGAGCGGCTGGACCTTGAACATCGCGCTCTTGCCGCGAGTGACGAGCAGCGGCACGGACAGCGGCTTGTCGATGTGGCTCAGATGGCTGATGCGCACTCCACCAACCTCGGCCCCGCCGAACCGCACGGTCATGTCGCAGTACAGGGTGACGCGGCGACCGATCCACTGCCGGGCGTCAGTGCCCCAGGCGGCAGCCATGACGCGGCGCATGGACTTGCCAGGTCGCCACACACGGGGGAACTCGGCTAGCGAGATCTGCACAGGCTGCTCTTCGTTGCCCGCCTTGACGCCTGTGATCGTGAAGGTGCGCGGGCCGCCGAGCAGGTCGACGGCATCGAGTTGATCGGACTTTGGTGCGAGCGTTTCGGTGATGTCCACGGGGTCTCCTAGCCTGCGATGGTGATGTCGTCGTAGGTGGGCAGCGGCTCGGTGAGCGGAAGTCCGCTGGTGGCTGCCCGGTAGTGCTCGATGCGGTCGGTGATCCCGGCCTCGGCATAGGCGAGCGCGGCGGGGATCATGGCCTGCCACTGGGGGTCGAGTTCGACGCGCCTGACCCACAGGTGCAGGCCGCCCGAGAAGGACACGTAGTCGACCCACTCGCGCCCGCTCACGAATAGGCCCGTCTGCAACTGCGCCATGTGTCGGGCGGGGATCTCGCCGCGGATCACGGTGTCGACGTGACCCTTCGCGCGGGGTGCCTTGATCTCCACGAGCCCGTCGTCGCCCACGAGCCCGTCCGGGCTGTAGCCGATCCGCAGCCCGTTGCCGAGGTCGCGGACGATGAGCGCGACCTCTTCCACGGGCAGGCCGACGTGCTCGGCATAGGCGTCCCGTGCGAATGGCTCAGCGATCACACCGCGCCACATGTCGCCGGTCGTTGGTGTCTCCTCGGTGACCCCGGAGATGCGTTCGGCCGCAAGGGCGCTCAACACGCCGTGTGCTACGTCGCCGTCCGCGATGGTGAGCACTGGTGGCACCTCGCCGGCCATTCGCGAGGCGACCTCAACGCGGGCCGGGTGAGTGGTCTTGATCGGCTCCCCGTTGCGTAGGGAGACGCACGGAGTCCCGATGAGAGCGGTGCATGCCGGGCAGTCATAGGCGTCGGCTCCGGGCGCTCCCACGGTCACGAGTTGCCCGATGGTGGAGGCGGTGACCATGCCGCGCCGGGCCGCGTACCAGTCGTCCGAGCGCTGCCCGAAGTCGCGGTGGATGGTGACGGTCATGCGACCCGCCCCCGTCGTGCCTCTCGCGCCTCGGCCATCGCCTGCTCAAGCAGTGGGTCGGCGGCCTTGTTGCCGACCCGTGCCTTGCGGCCCCGGATCTGCGCCCGCTCGGCCTCGGTGAGCCCGCCCCAGAAGCCGTGCTCATCGCGGCGCAGGGCCTCCTCTAGGCAGGGTGCGATGACCGGGCAGCCTGCGCAGATGGCGCGCATGAGGAGCACTGAGGCCGCATGGTCCTCGCGGTCGCGGTTGCTCGCGCGCTGGCCGGGAGTGGCCACGAACCACATCTCTGGGTCGGTGCCGATGCACCGCGCGGAGTCACGCCAGTCGCTCATGCTGATACCCCCTTGCGTGTACACACACGCCGTGTTACGGTGTACTTACACACAGACCAAGGGAGAGCATCATCATGAACACTCAGATCCGCTGGACCAACTTCCTCGCCGCCGCCCAGGCTGAGCGCATTAGCGGAGGCTGCGCTGGGTGCGCCAACCTTGCCCGCGTTGGTGCCCCGATGCAGTGCAACCACCACCGCACCACGGCCCCGGACCGCATGACCCAAGTCCTCGAACTGGTGACCGCGTTCGCTCAGCAGGGTGAATCCGACCCGCACGCCCTCGCGCTCGATGCAGTGGGGGCCTGAGATGCGCGAGACGCACACGCCCATCCGCAGCGTGCGAGTGCCCGATGACCTGTGGGCAATGGTCAAGGAGAGGGCCGCGACAGAGGGGACGACCGTGACCCAGGTAATCGTGCGCGCCCTGCGGTGGTACATCGCTCGCTGATTCATGCGGCACGCTCCGCTCGGATCTGCGCGTCAACGGCGACGATGCGGCGGCCGACCCACTCGAACACGGGGACGGCCACGGAGTTGCCGAGTTGCTTATAGCGCGGGCTGTCGGCTTGACCCCCGGTCCACCCATCCGGCGCGCCTTGCAGTCGCTCGCACTCCAGTGGAGTCAGGCGGCGAACCTCGGTGTCGGCGGCAACGAGCTCGATTGCGCGCGAGTCCGACCCGAGGTCGAATGGCGAGAGGGTCGCCGCTATCTCGCGCCGCTCCCACTTGTCGGGTGGGAGTGAGCCGTCTGGCAGCCGCGCGCCTGAGCGGATGACACGCTGGTAGCAGACGAGCAGGTCCTCGTCTGCCGTCATCCGTCCGTGGTGGGCTGTGAGGGTAGCCGCGACGCGACGGACTCCAGAGCCCGCGCCAGCCCCTCCGGTAGCGCGCGACCCCGATTCACGGAGCGTCGCAAAATCCCAGCCGCAGCAGTCGGGCTCAAGCAGTACTTGCGCAGGTGCGGTCCAGGGCTCTCCAAGATGTCCGACAATGACGACTCGCTCGCGTCGTTGGGGGACCCCGAAGCGCTGAGCGTCCAGCACTCGGTAGGCGTACCCATACCCGCGGTCAGCCAGCGCTCCGAGGACGGCTCCCATGTCCCGGCCGCCGTGCGATGACAGGAGGCCAGGGACGTTCTCAAGGAGGACCCAACGGGGAGCGAACTCAGCCAGGAGTCGGTCGACGTGCCAGAAGAGCCCGCTCCGCGTGCCCTCACCCATACCCCGGCGACTGCCTGCGATGGACAGGTCTTGGCAGGGGAATCCAGCGGCAGCAACGGTGGTGTCGGGTTGGCATCCAGCGGCATAGAGGTCATCGGCGGTCAGTTCTCGGATGTCGGGGTGGATCGGGATGCCGGGGAAGCGACGAGCCAGGACGGTGGACGCGGCCCTGTCGTTCTCGCAGAGCAGGCGCGTCTCCATACCGGCGCGCTCTAGGCCGAGGTCGATCAGGCCGATGCCGGAGAACATGGACGCGACGGTGAGGGTCATCCCCGCCCCCCGAGCCAGACGGCGACGACGTACGCGACGACGATGAACGCGCCGATCCCGAGGGTGGTCAGGAAGTCCCCGCCGCCCATCTCGGAGCGGTCCGCGATCAGGGCGAGGGTGCTCATCGCGCCCACTCCGGGGTGTGCTCAGCGATGACGGGGGCGAGCCAGTCGGGGATTTCGCTCTCGGAGAAGAGGCGCGTGCCGAGCGAGCGCTCGCCCAGCGTCCCGTCCTTGCGCACCTTCCGGACGGTGACGTTGACGCTGGGCAGCGGCATTCCCATGTCCCACGACACGGCGACTAGCCGGATGACACAGTCTCCGCGCAGACCGTAGAGCGTCACGACAGGTGCACCCTCAACGGTGAAGTAGGCACGCTGCACGCGCGTCCGGTGCTCAGTGCCCAGGGTCAGGTCCCGGTCGGTGCCGTGCTGCACGCAGACCCGCACGGGGGTCACGACGGGGGTCATGCCGACACCGCCCCGTCCTCGATAACGACCCCCACGCCTGAGCCGTCAGCGACGCGCTCGATCCACACCTGGTAGTCCTGCGCCGCAGCCATCTCCGAGATCAGCGCGAGGTTGTCGGCGTCGAGCAACGACCCGTCGAGAATGCGGATGACCCGCAGCCTGGGGTTGAGGCTCATGGCCATGGCGAGCGACACTCGGATCTGCTCGGCGCTCGATGCCTGCGAGAACGGAACGCCCTGGTAGGTCACGCCGTGCTCGTCGAAGCCGAGCCCGTCAACCGGGAACTGGGCCTGGGCGAGCGCGTCAGCCTTGGTCTTGTCGAGCCCGTCGATGCGCGCGGTCAGGGCGTCATACTCGGCCCGCAGTGCTTCCCTGCGAGCGACCCGCTGGGCGATGTCGGCGTTGGCCCGGACTGCCCGGTTGGTCTCCTCCAGCGAGTCCAGCTCGGCCTCCATGGCGGCGACGTCGGGGGCGGCGACGTGTGCAGCGACCGCGGCCTCGCGCTTGGCGAGCGTGTCTTTCCATGCCTGTAGGGCGGCGGTCAGGTCGGCCACTTGCACGCGCGCCTCTTGAACCCTCCGCTGCTCGTTCTGCTGCCGCTCGATGAGCGCGCCGGCCTCGCGGATCTTGGCGATCAGGTCCCCGGCAGATGCCTCGGCGTCGGGGGCGGGGGTGGGCGTGGGGATATCCCCGATGGCCTTGCCCTGTCGGCCGATCTCGGTCCGCTGGTCGTATGCCGTCTGCCGCTGCCGGGCGAGGTCGTCGAGGTCCACGTCGAGGCTCACGATGTCCAGCAGGGCGGACACCTGGTCACGGCCAGATAGGCGGGTGAACTCCAACGGGTCGAACGACAGGCGGCCAACGAGCGAGTCGAGCACGCCCTGAGGGCTGGAGTACTTCGCACCGTCCGCCGCCTTGACGCTCAGGCTGGTCTTGTCGCCGGTCCATGTGCGGGTGACGGTGAGGTCTCCGAGGTCGAGGGTCACGGATGCGTGGTCCTCGCCGTCGCGGATTGGCCGGACGGTCTCGCGGGATGCCGCGCCACCGCCGAGGGCCAGCCAGATGGCGTCGAGGACCGACGTTTTGCCCTGGGCGTTGCGCCCGGTGATGACCTGCACAGTGCCGTCCGGGGTGATCTCGACGGCCCGGAGGCGCTTCACATTCTCGGCGGTCAGCTTGATGATCTTCATCGGTTAGCCTTTCTGTTGGGTGCCCCCGCTGCGCTGGCCGCTAGGTGGGGGCTCTGCTATGTCTGGTGGCTCCCGTCCCGCAGGGGCTCGACCGGCAGGGGAACCGGGTGGGCTGCCTGCCTGCGGGACGGGAGGGCTATGGGGTGGTGATGGTGACGGGTGCGCCGCAGACCGTGCCGGTCCACAGAGGCCACAAGAGCGACTCGTCGCGGGTCAGCGGGTGCTCATCCGTGAGGGTGCGTGCAGCATCGGCGGGGACTCGGGCGTAGACGTGCGCCTGGGTGCCTGACTCGGCTGGCCAGCAGTGGATGGCGAGGGTCGCGGTCCCGTCGCCGGCGGCCGCGAGGATTGCGGCGACCGCGAGCCCTGCCGCTGCGGCCTCGGCCTCGCGCTGGTCCCAGTCGGGGCCGAAGGGGTCGGCGGTCTGGATGACGGCAGGTTCGGACCGTCGCCAGCCCGCGTTCGGGGCAGGCGTCAGGCGGGCCGATGGGTCCAGATGCCCGCCCTCGACGAGGTAGTCCTCGTTCTCTGCGATGGTCGGGCAGAGGCGACCGTGCTCGGTGAGGTCGGTGACCGTCTCGAACCTGTCGTCGCAGGCGCAGAAGAAGTACCAACGTCCGTCGCACTCGCACGTGTCGCCGTAGTGGTCGGCTCCGCACATCTCGTTGAGACCGTGCAGGGCGTGCCCGCAGACATCGCACGTCGCGGCGCTCATGACGCCGCTCGATTCAGGTCCTCGATGAGTTCGCTGATCTGGCCCTCATCGAGTTCCACGTGCCCGGCACCGAGGTGGGGGAAGCGTCCGGACACGTTGGCGAGGCCGGTCGCTGACGACTGCACGGCCTTGGCGAGCCCTGCCGCTGCGGCCTCGGCCTCGCGCTGGTTCCAGCCGGGGCCGTAGGGGTCGGGGGTCTGGATGGTCACTCGGACCACGCCCAGCGGATGATCCGGAAGAACTGGACGACGAGCCAGACGGGGATGGCGACGGGCCAGAGCAGGGACAGGAGCATCGCCCACAGACACACCCGAGCCTCTTCCTTGTCGACAGCGGCCCAGGGCTGATTCGGCGACCGACTCAAGTAGATGCGCATCAACACGACGAACGCGAGGGCCGCCAGGCCCGCAGCCACCAGTGCCCAGGCAGTCACGAGGTCGCTCATGACACGGCCTCGTAGGTGGCCTCGAAGATGTCCGGCTTGCACGGGTAGAACTCGCCCTGAACGACCTTGATGATCCAGTCGCCTATGTCGGCACGCATCCGGCCTTCGAGGGTCAGGATGAAGATGCAGGGTTCAGCGAAGGGGACCTCCGCAGTGCCCCCATTGGCGTTGATCCAGTTGGCTACTTGTGTGTGGCTGCGCAGGTCATCGACCAGTTGCCGGGCCTCAATCACGACGGGCTTCTTGCGGAAGAAGAAGCTCATGACGCCGCTCGATCCAGGTCCCCGATGAGTTCGCTGATCTGGCCCTCATCGAGGGTGACCAGCCCGGCACCGAGGTGGGGGAAGCGTCCGGACACGTTGGCGAGGCCGGTCGCTGACGACTGCACGGCCTTGGACGCAGTGATGAGGGCGGCGCGGGTCACGAGCAACGGCGGGGCGAGCGGGTCGGTCTGGATCTCGACGGTGCGAGCGCTGACCACGGTGGTGATGAGGGTCATGAGGCCTGGCCCCACTTCGCGGCGAGGGCCTCGATCACGTCGGGGTGCATGACAGCGTGCGCCTCACACAGGGCGAGGACCGCAACCCACGACGGACGGCGACGCTCAATCTCGGGACCGCGCGCCTCGGGAGGGGTGATCTCGCCTGCGATGAGCGCGGCAAGGTCTGCGAGGGTCTTGTGCTGCCAGCAGCCGATGGTGAGGTCCCAGCCTTCAGGGGTCGGGGTGAGGGTGACCTGACCGGACGGGAGGCCGTCGATGTGCAGGCCGCGCCAGTCGGCCCCGCACAGGTTGGCCCCGCGCAGGTTGGCCCCGCACAGGTCGGCCCCGCGCAGGTAGGCCCCGCGCAGGTAGGCGTCGCGCAGGTCGGCCCCGCGCAGGTTGGCCCCGCACAGGTCGGCGTCGGGTGCCTCGGGCCGCACGCCACGAGAGCGGGCGGTACGGAGGTCGTCAACGAGAGTGGTGGTCATGAGGCACGCTCCTGCCAGGAGGGAATGGTGTTCGCGGTGAGGGCGGCGCGGAGGGCGCGATCACGCTGACGGTTCCGGGCGTTCCGGACGGCGTTGCCGTCGTCGTCGGTGAAGGCGCTCATGCGGTCCGCCGGGCACCGTCACGAAGCTGAGATCGACGCGTACTACGCGCGCCCGACTCCTCTCGGATGCGCTCGACCTCGGCGCGGGTGACGATATAGGCGCTCGTGCGCCCGTCACCGATCTTGGTCGCGGCGAGCGTGCCGGTGGTGATCCGGTGGAGGACCGACCTCGGCGACAGTCCGAGTTCATGCGCTGCTTGCCTGACGGTCAGCAGGTCCGGCGTGGTAGTGGGCATGGCCGTCAAACTACGCCATTGCTTAGTTTGACGCAAGGGGGACCGCTGAGACGTGGGTCACACGGGCGGCCCTCAACGGCTCGACCCGCGGCGCGTTCGCGGCTGCCACCGCATCAGCGAGTTTCGCACCCGCGTCCGACGCAGCCGCCGCATAGAGCCGGGCACGGTAGCGGCGGCTGGACTCACGCCGGCACGTCTTGCACACACGGCGCCCGCAAGTAACCGAGAGGTTCGGGCCCGACAACGGATGCCCCGCTGGACAGTGCGTTTTCCGGGCGTTGAGTGCGGAGAGCCCGTTCCCGCGCAGGGTATTCCCGCGCGCCGTCGCGATGGCGAGGTGCGATGCGCGGACGCATAGGCGATGTGGGCACGGTTGCACGATGCACGTCTCATCGTGGCATAGGTGGTCGATCTGCGAGCCGGAGAACGAGACTCCGGGGTGAGCGATGGCGTAGGCGACGCGGTGCGCCAGGAAGGGCGCGCGGCCGATGTTAAAGATGCCGTACCCGCTTGGTCGAAACTGGCCGCCCGTCCATAGCCAACAGTCGCCCGACCAGTCGATACGCGACCGAAACCGGACGAGCTGCTCGAGCGTGAGTTCCGGGACTTCTCGAGTCGCTGCGCGCTTCACCTTGCTACCGCCTCCGCGATGATGTCCGCCGTGTCGTCCGACGCTGCCGCATATATTACGGTAGTGACCGGCGAGGTGTGGCCCATCTGCCGCCCGACCGCGACGAGATCCAGGGTCGCCTGATACGCGAGGGTGCCGTAGCGGTGCCGCAGCGAGTGGAACGTCCCATCGACGCCGGCCACTTTCATCGCGCGGTTTACCCGGCGCTGCAACTGCGCCGCGGAGTAGACATCGTCGGTTCCGGTGACGACGTTCCGGCCGGTGTCGGGGAGTAGGTAGTCGATGAGGATGACGCCGAGCGCGACGAGGCGCCACTTCTGCCCCTTCCCGAGTACGCGTGCCCGGCGGGCCTCAAGGT